ATCGCCGGTTTCACCCGATGTTCCAAGAAGTACGGACGAATTACGAATGTTGAACTTTCGTATATCTTTCCGCGAGGAGACAAGAAAGCTTACGGAAACATTCTCAACGCATGTCAGGCACTTCTATCCGCTGCAACCAGTGTTAAAGCAGACCCTCTCGAGCTCGACATTATGAATGCACGCACGTACTTCCAAGTAATAGACGCCGCAGGTGGAACTCCTACGCGGGTAGACCAAGACGCACAAGTCGCGTCTTACACATTCGATTGCGTCATGCAATCTCACCTTCAATATTGTTCTGACGTACTGAAACCGGAAGAGTTATGTAAACACAAACAAAGACTTGAACGAGTTAAGAACAACCCAACAAGTGTTACACACCATTGGGCGAACAATGCAGCATGTTGGGATCGAATCGTAGAAGAGTATCGAATGTGGTACGCAACTACGCGACACGACATGCGTATCAAGACTTATAAACAGGGAGCAGTGACGTGGGTTTTCACAAAGTACGCACTTCTCGCGCAATTGAGTGGTAAGTGTTTTGTATGTACATATGAACACCTCCAAATGTTACAAGACGTGTGTTTGATGAGGTTCAACACCTATTACGCTCTCGACATTGGACTTCACAATGGAACCGTATCACTTCGGAACCATGTGACCGACTTATTAGATTGGCAAGAATCGTGTCTCGTCACGTATGGCGAAGATGGTTACGAATTAGTCAAAGCGCCGGAGGCGATATTCAAAGCGCGACTAAACACTATTTCAGGCGGTGATATATTGCCGGTCACCTCGTATTTGCGCACACTCCGGAAGCTCGAAGAGAAAGAAAAGAAAATCAGAGGACACACTGCAATGACCTCTACTCTCGACGCAATCGCCCGGAGAGTAGACAATCTAGCAGACTGCGCTGAGCTATTCGGTCTTATTAAGCTCTCAGGCCATCCAACAGTAGACCCTCGGCTCTCCGCAGCGTCAGTTAGGGCAGAGGCTTTAAACTACGGATTCGTTCATCCGATGCAGGTACTTAGGTCGTTGAGGGCCTTCAAGCATGTCATCCTCTCAGCTTACATCAACAAACACCAGACATGGCCGCCTCTGTCGCTTAAGCCTGCTCCTGGAACTGCCTTAAGGAGACTTTGGCAATCACGTGTTACTTCCCTTCCGATGAGTTCGTACCCCCAATCTGATCTTGACCACATAGAGTTCGGTCAATTCCTTGACTTCGATTACTCGGATGATTACCTTAAGTTTCTAGACGACAAAGCAATCTGTCCGGGAGCGCATAAGGCGGCAAACTTCTGGTACGGCGGCGACAAAGCGGATAAGCGACTACTTCTAGCTGCACTACGAGAGAAACAAATCGACATGCGAGCCTTAGTCGACCGGTTCTCGCGTCGCGGATTTGGAAAAGATGAGCTTATTGTTGAACTCACTCAGAAGGAAAGAGAGCTTAAGCGAGCTGCGAGGTGTTTTTGCAAGCTACCCCTCGCTGTTCGATGCTTCTTTACTTTAATCGAATACAACTTAGGTGAGCAATTGATGAAGGACTATGTTCCACAGCAAACTATGACCATGTCTTCAACCGATACCAAACGTCGGTTATATGACATCTCGAAACCGAGGTCAAATCAGCGGAGTTGCTTCCTTGAAACAGATTTTTCACGTTGGAACCTCGTGATGCGGTCAGAGACCGTGGATCCGATCGCGAAGGTGATCGAGGACTGTTACGGAATGCCGGGAACGTGGACTCAGGCACACTGGTTCTTCACCAACTCCACGATTGTTATGACCGATAGAGACTGTTGTCCCGACGGAGTCCTCCCTGGGATGCACGCTTCCTTGTGGCCAGTAAGTGATTTGGTATGGCGAGGTCATCTGGGAGGTTTTGAAGGGATACAGCAAAAGCTGTGGACTTTAGTTACGATAGCGATGATATTCGCCGCAATGAGGGGATTACGTGTCTCTTTTTTACTCGCTGGTCAAGGTGACAACCACATTATGGCAATAACCTTCCCTCCTGATATGGACATGCGAACCGGTCTAGTTAAACTACTAGCACGACTTGAATTTTACTGTAAATTGATGAACCACACAGTTAAACCTGAGGAGTGTATTGACTCGACAACTGTAATCACATACAGTAAAGAACTCTATGTATCCGGGGTTCATCACATGTTCACTTTAAAATTCGCGAGTCGAACATTCCGGCGCGAAGACTCCGACGTCCCCTCTATGACGGCAGAAATCGCCGGTGTATGCTCGTCTTCCGGCATGGTTGCAAACACTCTAACCGAATCGCTCCTGGGTCACTACTGGCAAACATTTCAACTCTGCAGGTTGATTACGAGCTGGATCAGCAGTCCGGTATATCGCTTTGAACGACCCTACTTACAGACGTTGTTCCGTCGAAGCCGAGATAAAGCGGCATTTGCTCTTCTTCTCCCAGGTAGTCTCGGTGGTCTTCCCGTTCAATCGTTCACTAAATATTATATACGCGGGGAGGTCGATGACTTATCCTGGGACGTAACCGCAATCAAAATGCTCGGTCCACACCTGCCGACGTTAACCACGGACTTACGATTATTGCTTGCAGGAGATTACTCGACACGGAAACCAGACCTTTCAGCCCTCCTCCTCGACCCGCACTCGATACCGATAGACCGCCCGAAAGACCAACGACGCCTGATCAAAGACGCTATTGCTTCGAATCTCCCGTCGATCACGAAAAACATATGGTTGAAGGAGATTCTCGATAAATCGATAGATTCAGTTGGAGAGTCACTCCGTAATATACTCGCATTATCTGAGCCCCTGTACCCAGACATTATCAGCGACTTACACAAAGCATCACTCGCAGGACTCAGCGACTCTATCAAAGCTCGCTTTAACATGACGCGTACAATCGCTCAAGTCCTCGGCGGTCAGAACTTTGTACGCGAGATTCACCAATCTAACGTTGATCTCTTCCGGTTCGTGATTGGTAGACAGCGTGTTGCGGAGCAGAGACTTAACGCAGCCCCCATCTACGACAGCGCTTACAACGTTTGTCACCGTCTCAGAAAAAAGTGGGGACCGTCCGTTTCAAACGCGATGATCGGGACATACTGTCCGTTAGACCAACCTCTCAAGCGTGGCGTCACAGGTCACGTCGGCATTAAATGCGCGACACGGACACATGCGCTAACACTAACCTCAACGATTGGGGGCTATCCGCCAAACTTCGGAACGCAAACCCGACAAAAGGTTTCAACACACGGTTATAAAATAGTCATGAGTCAAGACACAGTGAAAGATCTTAAGTCGCTAGTCCTGGTTGCGTCCGAGTTAAACGCTGGCACGCGACTTCGCCAACTTATTTCATCGATTGCCGAGTCACGTTCGAAGTGGGACTTGTGCTCGCTGGAGACTACCTTCCCGACAGCATACGGCGGGACAGCAGCACATCGACACGCGCGCATACAGAGACGCGTATTCTCGACTCTCGGGTCGAACACCGTTCCGACTCACCTCAATTTCTCATCTGACAAATCCGGTTTGCTCGCGGGAGGTACTTACGACTACCCGGTAGTTTTTCAGGAGTACTATTTAATATTGACTCAATTCGCGCAGCAATTCTCGCACGTGAGCAATTCTCTCTTAGCTTTCACAATATGCATCGGAGATCAACCTCTCGATCCGATTCCGGACAAAAACGTAGAAATCCCGGAAGGTTCTCCTCCTGTCAAGTGGCCGACGGTGGAGACGACAAATAAACTCGCGTTTGCAGATACATTACAGTTCTCACACGTTCCCTCGAAGCCGACGTCAGCGATCGTGCCGATCGCAAAACTTCCTATACCCCAGTCATCTATCCTTTTCACGACATTTATTGACGCATCGCGGTACCGGACTGAGTCAATAACTAGACTCGCGTCCACAGTTCTTCATGCGATCGAGCCGCTAGATTTGAAAGAATTTCTCCTGACGTCCCTCACAGACACGCTTAAGGCGTGCTCCGCGGCGGCGGCTTGCTGTGCATGCTACCATGTAGCTGTTGGACCCGACTCGGTGTCTCGTGCAAGCGTTCGAGATGCGCTCTACCGTATATGTAGTGCTGCGGCACCTGGACTAGTGAGACTGATTGCACATCCGCTCACTCCGGCTTCTCGGATTAAACATGAACTAGGCCTTGCTTTCCACCCTGGAATGGTGCTACCAGTCTCTTCTGTTATGAGACTCACCGGTTTCCTAGTCGCGCAGGCACTAGACTTACTCGAGTCCGGACACCTCCTTGCTCAACCATATACATACATCTGCTGCGATGACACATCAGAGTATATTACAACTGTTCGATTCATGACAGCGTGTACCACATACGTAATCCTCTCAAACATGACCGGTTCAACCAAACTTCGCAAATACGTTAACCGGCTTAAGAACGCCGAGATACAAGGCATGATCTCCGGAGGACGCCCTGCTGCATATGCAATGATAACAGCTGAATATGTAACAGAATTACCAAGACTCTTTCCTCGAGTTAAAATTCATAGTTTCTCGCGCGACATCGGATGGCCAAAGTTCAGTCAAGCAGCAATCGATTCTGCTCAGCTAACACGACTCCTTCGCGGTTTTTCACTTCCTCCACAAGTTCAACCTCTTCCTTCGTGTGGGGTGGTCGAGCGACATCCGTCTCTTCTGGGTACGGTTACGGTTGTACAGCAGGTGAACCACTTCTCTTCTGCTTCGAATTGTCCAGGTCAGTGCGAGAGCAACAAGTCCGACAACATAACCCGAATACTCAATTACGCATACCGAGTACATGGGCGTTTCGCTAGTGTATACACAGTTTGGTTTCTACATCTCAAACGCCTACGCCCTCTTTTTAGAAACCGGTCGGTAGTAGTAGTAGGAGTCGGTCGAGGAGCGGCTGTCTGTGCTCTGTTGGACCTCGGTGCGAGCAATGTAGTCGGGCTGGATCTTAGAGAATCGTTCCCGATGTTACTTCAGCGAGAGTTTGATTATGTACCCCAGGAAGTTGAGAACAGCGGTTATGCTGACCGCTTTTCGTGGAGCAAACACGTGTTCGATGAATATGCAGGTGACATACGCACAAAACCGCCGCTGTCTTTGAGTTATCCGAACGCTTGTATTGTATTTGACATTGAAGTTGACAGTGCCTTTATACTGCGACAAATACCGAGTTTCTCTCAATGTATCGTCGCTCGAGTTACTGCTTGCACCGGCTGCGTTCAGCAAGTGACTGGATGTCTTAGGCAGTACAAGGGCTTCAGGCTGTCAGCTAATGAGGTAACTGCATCTTGGATAATTTCCGGCTTTCCAAGCGGTGTTGCTTTCGACCAATCCGATGGAAGTCACTTAAAACTAAACTGGGAACCATACGAACCGAACGTCAGCTTCGACATCGCCTGCCGTGATACAAGAATTCGCGACTTAGTGGAGTCCTCCGGGATCGTTTTCAAGCGTTCAACGTTAGCCGACCTCGACTCTTACATCGCACAACTCGTAATAGTTTCTTTAAATAGTAACGACACCGCCATCCGACGAAACAGCGGCCGTACGGTTGATATCCTAAATGAATGTAGGATTGCAGTTCGAAACAACTCAACCATTCAACAGCTTGCGTTGATCAATGAGCGCTCACACCTACGACACGCGGTTTTATACGCAGCAAACTCGATCCCCGCATACCGAGCACAACTTCTTGCCCAAACCGAATAATTTAAGAAAACTCAGTTGTGACTGCGACATCTTGGAATTCGTCTTGTCCCCATTCAAGACAAGCCCTATTCTCATCATGTCTACCGCACGGACTGCGCTCATCGGTGGACTCGAGTCTATCCCATTCATCGTCTGTCACGCACGGTCCTAAGACATAAGCTTCACGTCGTGAAAGCACGGACGAGTTCAGACAACCAACGACAAGAGGTAGTTCGTCCTCGGCCGTTCGGAGCAATGACTCGTGGCGATCCCATTTAGATTTGACAGCTTTAAGTTGAGTGGTTGCTTGGCCGATTACGCGGTGAACGCGTTTGGCTATAATCAAGACATCCATCTCTTTCAATGTCTCGTCAAGATCTGTCTCGCGTAAGAGATCTGATCCTTCCTCATCTTTCGGTCGCTCAATCTCAAAGAACCCGTCAGTAATATCCATCTGGCGGACAAGACCGTGTGAGTATATGGCCAGTCGTGACATCTCTTCGCGTAGAACAGCTTCCGCTGCAATTCGCTCAGTTAGTTCACGTCGCATCATCCGAACGGCATCAGTTAGCGCTCTGACGATATCATCGGTCTTACCTCCTCCGATTGCTTTGGTCTTATAAGTTTCCCGGGTGGTATGGGGCATTTTGATTTAACAACTTGAAGGGAAGCTAGCTCAGATGGAACAGAACTAGTAACGTCGTATGCTCCTCTAGCCATGGACGGTTTGTTTTTTGTCCTAGTTTCTTTAAATGCCCGGTGTGTGACCTACTTCAGGAGGTGATAGACT